GATGATGGAATTCGCATCGGGCTTGAAGCGTTTCGGATCGCGAACGAACACGTCTTCACCAAGCCGGAATTTCGCTGTTGTTTGCTCTGTCATCGTCTTGTGCTCCTTTTAGGACTTGCGTCCGTTGATTGATCTGGACCGGGCGGTGTTCGCCCGGGTCTGTGCTTTTCCAACTTCCTCGATCAGCGCCGCGATGTCGTCGCCTGGCTCGATCTGGAACAGTGACCCGTTGACCGTGACCGTTACGCCATTGTCTCGCATCTGGCCAAGGAACCATTCGGCGTCACTGGCTGAAAGCCCGACGCACAAAGGGTTTGTGATCACAACGCGGTCGCCTTTGATCGCTGCCCGGATCAAGTCATTGCGGCCATCAAGCTGCGTTTGCCCGGCATTCCGGCCACGCTTTCCGACCGTGATCTGATCTTCCCATACTGTCGACCCCTTGCCGGTTTCGACGCCCAGCGCCGCCAGCGTTTTGATCTGGTCTGTTTTGGTCGGTCGACCAGGCGCAATGAGGACATAACCCCAGGTTTTTGGATTGGACATGCTTTTTCTTACCACGGAATCTTGTGTTTGTTTAACTTACGGCGTAATTTAATTCAAGACGGAACTCAATCCAGAAATCGCCGGAGGCCGCCAATGCCTGAGAGACCAGAACAGATAGTTCCAGATGCCCGCGTCGAAGAGGTTCACGCAAACACCAACTTCGGCTCAATGAGCAAGCGTGAGGTGGTGAATGTCGGCGTCGTACAATCTGCTCTTGGTTATTCGATGGGTGGCACCATGCACCAGATCGTCCGCGAGCATGGCCTGGTGAAGAAGTCTTCCGGCATTTACGGAAAGCTCACTGTCAAGGGCTGGCGATACCTGCATGCAGTCATCGGCGGTCGAGCATCGGAAGTCATCAGCTACATCGCCGAACGCAACCAGTCCAAATAGCCCGCAAGGAGAAACCCATGGATACAGAATGGCTCAAATCGCAGATGGATAAGCTCCGGGCTGAGGCCAGCCGTGGGGCGGTCCCGTCCGCGACAATCTTCAATTTGACTGACCCGATCATGGACCGCATCGCACGAGGCGACCCGGTGAAGCGCACGAAACAAGAAAACGAGGATCTGGCCCGCGCCATGGGGTTGCGTAGCTGGTGATCCAGAAAAGGGCGGAGGCCACAATGCACCTTTCTCAAACCCAGAAAGAATTTTTAACCGTGCTGGATGACGGTGGCGCAACGGGGCTGTTGTTCTACCAGATCAGTGCGCGGATGACGCACGGACTTAAACAGCCAACGATAGATAAGGTGTTGCAGAGCGGATTTGCCGAAAGACTTCCGGGTGGCCTGCGCGGTTCTTATCGTATTACTGAGGCGGGTCGATCCGCCCTGTCCAACTAGCCCGGAGGCGATGATGTCAGATCATATGCAGAAACGAGTTGCCGCAATCCGCCGCGCTGCGGTGGCGTTTGCCAACGATTACGGTCCGCTGCCAGCGGCGAACAACGGTGACCAGGAAGCGCAGCAAGAAGTGGCGAAGCGTCTCTTTGATCGGCTGATAGCCGAGGGGCTTCATATCGTTATGCCATCTGTCGATGCGAACCACGCCGGCGTCGAGAAATACGACGGCATCAACTAATCCAACTAGGCCGCTGTCAGCCCTTAGCCTTCTTGCCGGCAAAGATGTCCATGATCAGGGCTCGGCCCTCTTCGGGGTGGGCGTAGACGTCGAGCAGCATGCGGGGGCTCTGCCAGCCGCCAAGCTCTGCGGCGGTGACCACGTCGACATTGTTGCGCACGACAAGCTCGGTGCCGAAACCGTGACGGCCAGCTTCGTGGCTGGTCAGGCGGACCAGCCCGGCGCGTTTAATGACACGATCCCAATGGTTGAAGAATGTCTGGCGACCGGCATAGCCGAAGACCAGGCGCGGGTGGCGCTGATCGAATGAGGCGATGGCTGCGACCAGGGCGGGCACGAGGCTTGCCGTGCGCTGGCGGGCTTCCGGTCCGCCGGCGCCGGTCTTGCGTGTTGTCAGGATGGCGGTGCCATCCGCCAGGCTGATTTCGTTCCATGTCAGGGTCAGCGCCTGGCCGATGCGGGCGCCTGTGGTGAAGATGAACAGGGCGCAGGCCGCCAGCTCGGGCTTGCCATCATCGCGGGCGGCAGCGGCAAAGGCTTCGATCCATTCGCGTGTGCCGGCCGGGCGCTTGACGCGAGTGGTCTTGAACAGCTTGCATCGGATCGGCGGGCAAAGCCCGCGCTCGGCGGCCGCATTGATGACGGCGCGCGTCGGCGTGATGACTTGACGATTGCGGGTGGCGGCGGCTGCTTTTGGGTAGAGCCTCACAGCCGCGTCGCGCAGCATTGGCGGAGTGATGCGGGCAACGAGCGTCTTGCCGAAATGATCGAGCAGGGGGGCGAGAAAACGGGTGTCGCGGCCCTCGTCAACATAGAGCGCCAGCGCATCGGCGAATGTCAGGACCGCTTCGGGGCCGTGAACGGCAGCACGGCGGATTTTCGCTTCGTGCGCGTGGCCGATGTCTTCGGCGAGCCGCTTGTCAGACGTTTCCGCAGATTTTCGATATCTCTGTCCGTCGATGGTAAAAGCGTAGTGATAGATGCCGTTGCGCTTGTAGAGCCGCATGATCCGGAGCCTTCGGTTGGTGGTACGGGCACGAGCGCCGACAACAGGCACTCGATATCCGCTTCGGTGAAGAAAAGCGCTTTTCCAAGCCGGCGGCAAGTGCGCAGCTCGATCGCGCGTTCTCGCAAGGCGCGCTCGGACAGGGTGATGCCGCGCTCTGCAAACTTCAAGACAACATCTTCCGGTGAGTGGAACTGATCGAAGTAGCTCATGGTCGGAAATCCAGTTGAAGAAAAAAACCGGGCGGCATGACGCGAAACTGCACCGCCCGGCAGGTGGATCGCGCGCTCTCGGATGCCGGGGAGGAACGGCCGCGCGATCTTGGGAAACTACAGATCTTTGACCAGCTCGCGCAGATCGCGGCTGACAAAGCCCATGTCGACATGCGCGGAGAAAACCGCGTCGATCAAATCGGCCCGGTGGCCGAGTTCACGCCTGATCATCCAGAGCGCATCGTCGGACCGCTCCAGGTTGGCGCGCATTTCGGCAAGGATCTGCTCGCCGCGCTGCTTGAGGGATTGCGGCTGCGGTGTACCCGCTTTCAAAACCGGCGCCATCGCCGCCCTGACCTTGATCACCGCCTCGTCCGGATCGATCGCACGCGCGGCCGGGGAAGCCTGTCTTTCTGGCGCGCGTACGGGTCCGCTATCGCCGGACGAGGCGGTGAAACTGAAAGCCTTGCAGTCGCTTTCGATCGGGCAATCGCAGTCTGGCCACATCAGGCAGCTCTGTTTCGCGTTCATGACCTTGCTCCCTTGCGGGCATCGATGACATCGAGAAGCATCATGCCGGCGCCGGTGCAGACCAGCGTCCAGCGGGCGCGGTCAAGAACGCGGCGGACAAGGTTGAGTTTTTCGAGCGGGTCTGACGTCTTGAAACTGACCATGGTGGTGCCGGCCTTCCAGCCGCCGCGTACCATGATCAGGCGCCGGGTGCGCGCGAGCGCGATGGCGCGGCGCTGGGTGGGTGTCAGGCTGCCGGGATCCGGCAGCGTTCTTTCAGCCTGTTCAAGGGCCGCGTCGTTCAAGGATGGTGGCTGCATGATATCTCTCCACAGTGCAAATCACTATGGGGAGAAATAACATTCAAGTTGCATTTATGCAATTAAGTAAGTGAATTAATTTTGAGGCGTCGCGATCTTCAGGCGAACCTGCGGCCCTCTTGTGTTGCGGACACAGTTTCCGGCCTCAAGCATGTCCAGCGAATATTGTATCACTTCTATCTGTTCAGCCATCGAGAAGGCCGGAAAGCGCCTTCCGGGCCGCGCCGAGGCGCGTTTCCTGATATGAAGGATCGGCGCACCGGCGCACCGTGCCAGCATGTGTTCGAGTTGCGTGCGGGCCGTATTGAGCGGGATCTTGTGAATTTCACCGATATAGAGCACGAACAGGAATGTCAGCGCCACGCTGATGGCGGAAGCGGCAGTCAATGTCATCCAGCTCGTCGAGTTCATGCGTTTTGCTCCGGGCATAAGTGCGCGCAGCTGCCGCTGCAGATCCAGATCAAGCATGGCGCCTCAGGCGTTGCAGGGCAAAGGATATGACCGATCCGAACTCGCTTGGCCTGTCCGCGTCGTTGGCGACCACCCAGTCAGCAAGCTCGATAACCGTTTCGGCGGCGAGCACGCTGTTGTCCGGATTGTTGAACGCGCCTTCCTGGGCAAGAACGGTGACCACATTGAACACCGCTGTCTTGTAGGCATCGAGCGAAGGCGCCGCGCCGAAATTTGGCACCGGTTCGCCAAAGGCGCGCGAGATCTTGCTGACGGTAACGGTGGAAAGCAGGTGCTGGTGATCGGGATCGTTCACCAGGCGGGTCAATGTGGTTGGCGTCAACCCTGCCTTCTTGGCAACGCCGGTGATCGTCGTTGCGTGTTTGCTGACGATGCCCTGCAGCCAGAGGCGCTGCAGTTCGCGGATGTCGCTGGTCATATCGGAGGCAGTCATTTGCGCCAATGCCTTCTTGCTCGCGTGTATTCGAGCAAAAGAATGGGCGTTGTGGACCGCAGGATCTATTTTAAACATCACACTTGACACAAGGTACGCAAATCACAGAAGAGTTGCATTAATGCATATTATCAAGAAGGTCAAATCCATGCAGGCCGCAAACCACATTCCGACCCATGCCGCAATCATCAGCCGGGCCGCACGGATCGGCCTGCCGATCAGCCGGCTGGCAGATGAGGCGGGGCTCAACAAGTCGACGGTCAGCCGCTGGAAACGAGAAGCCAACGGCTCGAATGCGGCAAGCCTCAGCAAGATGGCCCAGCAGCTCGAACGGCGCGAACGGCAGATGCTGGCTTACCTGCTCGAACTCTACCCCGACATGGCGGCATGAACCGCATGCGGAAAGACAAGTGCGCAAACCAGCAAAGCCGCATGCGGAAAGACAAGTGCGCGGAACATCATACGAGGGGACACACTGCCATGCTGCGGATGATCTGGAACATATTGATTGTAGTTGTCGGGGCAGCCGGCGCCGGCGCGGCGATGATGGTTCTCGCCGGGCTCTATGCGCCGGTGCTTGACCGGGTGGGCGCTGTCTGCCTGCTTTGCTTCCTTGTCGCCATGATTGTCAACGCGCTGATTGATCTGGCCCGGAGTGCCGGCCATGGGTGAGGCGGTGATGTTTTATCATATCCAGCCGCTGGCAAAGCCCAGCTCAACGCAGGAGCGGGTTGTTGGCGAGGCCGAAGACGGTCGCATTGTCGTGGCATTACGCGAGGCGGGCGCTGACAGCGGAACCTGCGAAACCATTTTCGAGCTTCCCGAAGCCGAGAAGCTGGCGCGCGCCTGCCTGTCCGGAGACGAACGGGCGCTGACCACGCCGGGGCTGGCGCGCATCTTTGCCGCTTCCATCATCGTGTTATCGAGGGCCGCGTTGCAGGCCGGGGCGCTTGAGGCGCAACCAGCCGAAAACAGGCCCGATGATACCCGAAATACAGACGATTGAAGCAGGCCGGATCCGGCTCAAGATCTCCGGTGCCGAGCTGTGCCGGCTGTCGGGCGTTGCCTGGCGCGCCTATGCCGACGCGCGCGACGGGCGCGCAGCACCACGAAAGGCGACAATCGCCAAGCTCAGAAGCGGGCTTGCCAGTGCCCGGTCCGGCAAAGGGCAGGAAGCGCGCGCGCTGGGGCCTGCGGCGGCGCTCAGGATCCTGATCGCGCTGGTGGCGCGTGAACGTGAAACCGATCCGGCGGCGGCGCTGTCGTCCAACCCCGGTTTGCGGGCGACTTTTTCGGCGGAATGGAGCGACCACGCGACGACGCGGCGGATTGCCATCTACCTTGCCAATGGCGCGATGGGGTTTCGCACCTCCGATATCGGCCGGGCGCTCGGCCTGACCAAGCAGGCGGTCAGTCTCGCCGTGCGCGAGATCGATGACCGGCGCGACGAGAATGCCGACCTCAACACCCTGCTCGAACAGATCGAACGGTGGATCGCATGTCAGCCATGAAGCCGCGCAACGATCTACCGGAAATAAAGCTGGCGCTGCAGGCGCGCATTGCCGATCTGTGCCGTCAGCTGCTGCCCGAAGGGCGGATGGAGGGTGGCCAGTGGGTTTGCCACAATCCGCAATATGCGGTGAACGCGCGCGCCGACCGGACGTTCAAGGTCAGGATCTCCGGCGGTGTTGCTGGTGCCTGGATCGACTGGCGCAGCGGCGACAAGGGCGACGTGATCGGGTTGATTGCCTTTTGCAACCGCTCGAACATGGGCGACGCGATGAAGTGGGCGCGCGACTGGCTGGGGATTTCGCGCATGGATGCGGCGACCCGGTCGCGGTTGCAACGCGATGCGGCCACCATGCGCCAGCGTGCCGAGGATGACGATGCGCGGATGCGGGCGGACAAGATCAAGGCGGGGCAAGCGCTGTTCAACGCCGCGCGGCCCGGAAATTTGTTACCGACACCCAACACCGATGGCCCCTGGCATGGGCCGGAAGCGCTGGCGATCAATTATTTTTCCGCGCGGGGTTGCCCGCTGCAGGACATTCCGGATCTGGCCTATTCGAATTTCCGGTTTTCGGAAGCCACCGAATGGTGGAAGGGCGCGAAATGGGAAAAGCGGCAGGGCCAAGGCGGCCAGCCCTACATGGCCAAGGTCGAGCCCGGGCCGTGTTTCCCGGCGATCCATTCGGCGATGCGCAACCGCTCGGGCGCTCTGACGGCCTGCCATGTGACCTGGCTTGACCCGATCCGGCCGGTCAAGGCCGGGGTGACCAAGCCGAAGCTGATGCGCGGGATTGCACAGGGCGCGGTGATCGAACTTGCGACCGGGCCGGAAGGCGTCGCGTTCTGGCAGGCGGAAGCGGCGCACCCGCTGGTGATCGGCGAAGGGCTTGAAACCGTGGCCTCGATTGGCGTCGCGATCGATGGCAAGGCGCGACTGTGGGCCGCCGGATCTCTGTCAGGGATTGCCAACGCGCCGGTCGATCTCGACTGCATCGGCTCGATCATCTTTGCCCGTGACAACAATGACGGCAATGCGCAGGCGCAACGCCAGTTCAATGCCGCACTCGAATGGCTGGAAGCCTCCGGCCGACCCGTCACCGTGATCGCGTCTCACGTTGGCGATGATTTCAACGACCTGGCGCAAGGAGAAGACTGATGGCCAAGAGGAAACCCCGACCCAATGCAGCAACAGGAAAACCCGCAAACGACAAGGCAGCAGATCAGCCAAAGGATGCGAACGCTCAAACGGCCTCGGCCGATGGCGCAGCGAACCCACCGGCAGCTGGCGGTGGCGGTGGCGGCGATGGTGCGGCAGGCGCGGCGAGCCAAGCGGTGAACCTCGATCAGGACGCGACCCGCTATTTCGGCGGCGCGGCCGGAGAGGTGATGGATCCGGACGGCAACCCGGCGAGTGATAAAGTGCCGTTCGCAGACACTCTGTTTGCCGCGATGTATGCGGCCGAGCAAATGCGAAATCCGGTTCCTGTCAACCCTGAGTATTGGGATAATGAGGTGCTGGCCTTCACCGCGCTGGCCGAGTTCTTCCGCACTTTCCCCGACAGCCCGGATGACAGCGGCCTGGTGCAGCTGCAGCGCCTGAAAATCGAGCTGCCCGAGGAACACCGGCCGGGCCTGCTGCTGGCCATGATCCGGGTGTTTCGCGTCGCGCTCGACCAGCTCGACCAGCTCGACCGCGAGGATGCGGCGCGGGCGGAGGCGGAAAAGCCCAAGCCGGAGCCGGAAAAATGGCGCGAGGCCAAGGGCTTCAAGCAGACCAAAAAGGCGCTGCAGCCGGGCAGCGGCCTGAAACCGCGCCGCTGAGCCGACTTCACGCGCGCGGCCGGGGCGAACCGACTTCACAAGCCCGGCCGCGCCGAACACCCGATGATGAAAGCATTCCCCGCATGGCCAAGGCACAGACACAGACCGGCAAGCGCGCAATCCGCGCCAAGTTTACCGACGCGATGCGCGCGCTCGATGATGAAAAGCCGCCGGTCTATTGCGACCCGAACCAGCCCCGCGACGGCATCAAGCCCGGCGCGTGGACGGGCGCGCCCTTTGCCAACCTGCCGCCGGACTGCCCGGTGTCGGTTGTGGGCTTTGATGTGGATCAAAAGCTGTGGCTGAAGAACGCGCGCGGCTACCTGATGGCGATCGAGCGGTTTGACGCCAACACGCTGACCGCCGCGTTCAGCCCGCAAACCGATTACCTGCTGTGGGCCTGGCCCGCATTCGGCGCGAAAAAGATCACCAACAGCGAGGGCGGCACAGAAGAAATCAAAATTGTCAAGCGGCTGGAAGTGCAGCAGGCGGCGATGTGCCTGCAGACCGAAGCGGGCCGCAAGCGGGTGTTTGATGCCCACACCATGCACCGTGGCCGTGGCGGCTGGGCCGACAAGCAGGACAATTTCATATGGCATTCGGGCGACTGGCTGTGGCGCTCGGATCGCGGCAAGCTGACCTCGTCGCGGCCGGATGAATATGACGGGTTTCTGTATACGCGCGGCAAGCCGACAATCGAGCCCTGGCACGAGCCGGTGGCGACCGAGGAAAGCCCGGCCAAACGGATCCTTGACGATCTGGCGACATGGAACTGGCAGCGGCCTTACCTCGACCCGGTGCTGGTGCTGGGCTGGATTGCCAGCTCGATCATGGGCGGGGCGCTGAAAGCGCGGCCTATCGTGTTCACCACTGGCGGCCACGGCGTTGGCAAATCGACGCTGCACGAGCTGATTACCAACACGCTGCAGGGCGTGGTCAACACGGCCGTCGACACCACGGCGGCGGGGATCTACCAGAAGGCCAAGCATGACGCGCTGCCGTTTCTGGTTGACGAGCTGGAGAGCAAGGCCGGATCCTCGAAAAACCAGTCCGTCATCGAGCTGGCGCGCGTGGCCTATACCGGCGGCGACATTTCGCGCGGCGGGGCCGACCACGAGGGCACCACGTTCAAGATGAATTCATCGTTCATGTTTTCGGCGATCAACCCGCCACCCATGGGCGCGCAGGACAAGAGCCGCATGGCGGTGCTGAACCTTGGGCGGCTTGAAGCCAATGATGGCGTGCGCAAGATGGTGGCGAACCTTGAGGAAGACGGCCGCATGATCCTGCGCCAGGTGCTTGACGGCTGGGCCGACTACAAGGCGCGGCTGTTGCCGGACTATTGGAAGACGCTGCACGACCAGAAGCTCGACAGCCGGGCAATCGACACATTCGGCACGCTGCTTGCTGCAGCCGAAATGCTGGTCGGGCCGGAAGCGCTGGAAGCCATCGGCCTGCCGGTGACGGATCAGGTGCAGATGGGCGAGATCATCCGCCACGCGACACAGGCCGAGCGCGAGGAAAATCTCGACAACTGGCACAAGTGCCTGAACCAGCTTCTGGACAGCACAATCGACCAGTGGCGCGACGGCATCAAGCCGACTGTTGGCGGCGTCTGCGATGAAGCCTTGCGCGGTGCGCTCGAACTGCCGTTCGCGCGGGACCGGCTGGGGCTGGTGAATTGCGGGCTGATGCCGGCGGAACATCTGCCCGACGCGCAGGGGCCGCTGCTGGCGGTGCCAAAGACCGGCCCGGCGCTGATGCGGATATTCGACGGAACCGAGTTTCACAAGGAAGTGCATTTCACGGCGCTGAAACAGGCGCCGCGCCACATCGTGATTTCAGATCGCGGCAACAAGCAGAAGGTGAAGATTGCAGGCGTGCCGAAGCACTGCCTGCTTATCGATCTTTCGGCGTTTCAGCGCCATGCAGCGCCAGCAGATAGCGCCTCCGGCTAATCGAGCCGGACAAAGCTGGCGCGATGGGCGCGGCCTTCAAATTTCATGACTTGCGCCCGGTGCCCGGGGAGCCGCGCCAGCGTGCGCCAGAACGCCGGATAGCCTGACAAGGCCTCGCGGATCAGCGGATGGCTGTTGGCAATCCAGAAGCCGCCCTGCGCGCGCCGAAGGCCGCAAGCGGCAAGGCGCTCATCCGATCCGGTGCGGATCAGATCCACGATAAGGACGTCTCCGGCCTCGAAGTTCAGCAGCGCTTCAAGGCAGGCCTGTGGATCGGCCTCCGGCTCCGGCGTGGCGTCAGGCACGGCGGGCAGGCCTATGACACCCCACAGCTCGCGCGCGCGCGCCCGACCGAACAGACGGGCTGCAAGCCGCACAGTTTCGACGCGCGCGGCAAGCGGCGCATCAGCGTCGATCGCGGTTGGCTGTGCAGCTGCCTGTCCGTATTGGCCGGTCTTGCGGATGGCGGGGATCACCTCATGCGCCAGCCAGCGCTTGAAGCGTTCGGCCTCTGGCTTGCGTGAGCGGAATACGAGGCGATAGACGCCGGGTTCCGAGACGATGTTAAGCGTCTGATCGCCGCCGGGGGTGTCACTTATAGTTACACCCTTCTCATCATCATCAAGGTCCGCGACAGCCTTACGCGGATTTGTGAGGCCCAAGCAGCGGCATACATCGTTGGCAACGAACCAGGGCTCGCCATTTTTCTCAACAATGCGGACTAGATTTGCCTCAAATGCAAAATTCGTGATGGGGTTCATATTCATGCCCTCCGGTTTTGATTGGCGGCATGATGATCGGCATAGAGGGTTTCAACGCTCGAGCTGGCGCGGCCAAGCTCGGCAGAAATCGTGTTCATCAGATGCCCCAAGGGCGTGCGCATCTGCTGCCAGTCATCGCCTTCGGCGTGATCGAACAGGAAATGCGCGACCTGCATGAGGCCAAGCGCCGTTTCGACGGTGCATTCGGTGCGGACGAGGTGCGTGATAGTGGACATGGTTTTTCTCCAAATAAGCCAGCGACCAAACTGGCGGGTGAGCGACACCGGGTTGGTCGACCGTTGGAGAAACGGCAAGCCTTGCGGCTTCCCAATGCGCCCACCCATAAAAAAACGCGCTACAAGAGCGCGTGGGACGCTCTCCAAACCGGCGACCAAACCGGACTCCACAAGGTTGTGGAGCGGTGCTAACGTGATCGCGTGTTGCGGGAATGTCAAGGGGAGCGGCGGCGTGGTTCTATCGTTTGTGTTTGGATTGCTTGGCAAGCGCTGGTGGTGGCCAGCGATATTTGCCTTAAGCGGGCTCGCCTTCGAATTACTTGTTATCAATCCCAAGGTCCTAAACTGGCGGCGCGAGGCCGGGCTGACAGAAACAGGAGAATCAGCCCTCGCGGGCATTGCCGATATGGCGCTCTCGCTGGCGCTTGCGCTCTTGATGTCTTATCTGGCGTATTGGCTTGGTCTTGTTTTGAAGTACTACAGCACAGATTGGCTGCGCCTCTATAGAGACAGCCGCTCTCGCAATACACGCAAAGATTAGTTCCGCCGCGTCGCTCACCCTCAATCCCGCGCCCGTCTTCATCGGCATCAACCGCCGTCGCTTGCTTTTCTTCCCCTGTCCCCGTAAGCAGGAAAGCGGAGCTTGCGCGGTCGTGTGGCCTGCATTCTGCTCGGGGAGAGACGCGCAAGCACTTGTCGCGGTGAAATCCGTGAGAGAGTGCAATTCTCGGGAAATCCGGGTGCGGGGAGTTACCTCAGTTACCATCTGGTAACCACTTGGTAACCGGAATAAACCAATCAAATCAACATGATAAGCGTTTTGGTTACCGGATACCGGTTGCGGGAGAAGCCTTGCGCTTGCGCGTGCGCATGTGTGCTGGAGTTTGGTAACTTGGTAACCACGTAACCTATGGGTGTATGTCATTGAAAAGGCAGGCAGAAATGCGGTTACCAAACGGTTACCAACGTGCAGTTGCAGGTAACCGCAAATCATGAATAAAATAATGGTTGCCGGGCGATAGTCGCGCCGGATCGCTCAAAAAGGGGCTTGAAGTGGTTCGCACACCGGGAAATCTGGAGCCGGAACCGGCCGAAACGGGCCGCGATGCGCTCGACAAGGACGTGCTGGCGATTGCCCAGGCGCTGCAGGCGCGGCCCGAGGCGGATCAGCTCGATCTCCTTGACGGCTCGCCTGACCTTGACGATGGCGGGCTGTTGGCAAAATCGGCCGAAACTTCTCTGCGGGAAAGACGGGGACGGGGAAGGCCGAAAGGATCGCCCAACAAGCGCAACGCCGATGTTTTCGAGTATCTGGAAGCGCTCGGCCATCGAAACCCGGCGGTGACGCTGTCGCTGATCCAGTCGATGGAACCCGACGACCTGGCGCGCGCGCTGGTCTGCGACCGGCTGGAAGCGGCGCGGCTGATCGTGTCGGCGGCCAACTCGCTGATGCCCTACGGCTTCGCCAAGAGGCCGACTGCGGTCGAGGTCAGCGCCAAGCATCTGCATGTCTTTATGGCCGGTGATCTCGGTGGCGACGATGCCGACGAGGACGGCGGAACGCTGACAATCTTTGGTGATACGCCCGTAACAAGGGAGTAGTGCCGCCAGCAATAACAATGGCTTAGCGTTCGCGTGTGCCAATGGCGTGTCAATCACCTCGCAAAACTTCATGATGATGGCTGTGTCCATGCATCGAGGATCTGCTGGCGCGGCGGCCGTCGCCACTGGTGCGGACCACCCCCACCCCATGCGCGAATGCTTATATAAGCGTTCGGCGAATTTCGAAAACGCGACCCGCCCCATGCCTGTACGGGGGTAGGCTTTCACGCACACCGGCGGTGTTTGTGGACTTGACCGGGACGGGGACGGGTTATTTTCGGCACTGGTCGCAGGAGCGCGCGGGGTGCCGGGCGTGGGCGGCCATGGGAAAGGGTTCCGCTTGTCCGATATTTCCTTGCAAAAATACCAGCCTCCCGGCCCGATCGGAACGAAGTTCATCAAGAGCCGCGGGCCGATTGATCTGATCATGGGGCCTGCCGGATCCGGCAAGACCGTCGCGAGCTGCTTCAAGGGGCCGCACATGCTGGCCGACTGGTATCCTGTCTGCCGTGACGGGGTGATCCGAGCCCGGATCGCTGTGATCCGCGACACTTACCGCGACCTCGCGCGTACATGTCTGGCATCCTGGCATGAAATGTTTCCCGAAAAGCACCCGTTCACAACGAGCTACACCGGCGGCATTGACCGCCCCGTCAAACACACGCTCGAATATGCCATTTTGCGGGACAAGCGCCAGGTCAAGGTTGAGCTGGAAATGCAGTTTGGCGCCATTGGCGACAACAATGCGGAACAGTTCATCAAGGGCTACGAGATCACCGCAGGCTGGATGAATGAATGCGATCTTCTCGATGGCCGTGTGCCGGGCCTGTTCTGGCAACGGACGGGCCGCTATCCGCCGGCTGCCTCCTTTGACGGCGTCGAGCTTGAGAAGGTCGTGGGGCCTTATCGCAAGAGGTTGCAGGGGCTGGGTGTCAAGATCGATGATACTGAAACCCTGTTGCCGCGCGTCGTCTGGGGCGACATGAACCCGCCCGACATCGACAATTGGTCGTATGAGACATGTGTCGAAAATCCAAATCCGATGTTCAACCTGTTCAAGCAGCCTTCAGGGCTCTCGGACCGGGCGGAGAACCGCATCGGCAAGCCGCGCTCATCCTATGAGATCGAGGCGCTGACCATGCAAAAACACGATGTCAGACGCTATGTCCTGGGCGAGTTCGGCTATGCGCGCGACGGCGAGCCTATTTTTCCGGAATTCAATCTTGAACTGCACCGGGCCGACGACTGGCTCAAGCCGATCGAGGGTATGCCGCTGCTGCTCGGCTTCGACTTGGGTGGCTCGCCGGCTTGCGTGGTGGCGCAATCGACGCCGGAAGGTCAGTTGCGCCTGTTGCGCGAGATCTGCTGCACCCCCGGTTCCGGCCCGATGACGATCGCGCGGCTGGTGCAGGCGCTGCTGCTTGACGAGTATTCAGGTTTTGCAATCGGCGGTGCCTGGATTGATCCGTCCGGATTTTACGGTGCGGACAGGCAGTCGGGCCAGCTTGCGGGCGCCGAAGTGGTTGCCCAGGCGCTCGGTTTCAACATTCTGCCCGGCCCTTCGCAGGAACCGGGTTTCCGCACCGACAGCGTGCGCTGGTATCTCAACGGATTGATTGACGGGCACATGCCGCGCATGATCATCGACCCGCGCTGCAAAATGCTGATTGGCGGTTTTGTTGCCCACTACAAGCTGACCAAACAGGCCAGCGCTGGTGCCACCAATCTGATGGTCGCTGACAAGAACCCGTATTCACACATTCACGATGCGCTGCAGTATCTGGTGACTGGCTTCAAGGGCCGCACCGGCGCGATCAGCGATCTGTCCAAAACGCTCGGCGGCAAGAACGTGGTGCAGATCGGATCGCGCCGGGCAAAATCAGATTTCAGCGTCTGGGACATATGAGCCCGGACTGGCATCTTGTGTCGCCGGCGCCGCGTTCGGCGGTGCTTGAAGTGCTGCCCGGATGGTCGCACCAGCGCAAGGCAATCCTGTTTCAGGCCCGCACCTTTGAAACCACGGCGATTTATATGGGGGACAGATGCATGGCGGTTGCGATGATGCGGTCCAGATCGTGCGGCCGCGTCGAATTCGCGCTCGTCATCCCGCGTTCGGCCGGTGTCCATATGCGGACTTTGATCAGAATTGCGCAATTGACGCTTTCGCGGATCGCGCAGGATCACCTTGTATTTGCGCGCGTGCATCCTGCCAACCATCAAGGGCAACGGATGGCACGGCTTACCGGCTTTGTGAAATCAAAGGCCGGCCCTGAAATCTGGTTCTGGCGAGGCGATCATGGCGAAACTACTGGGCGGCGGCGGGGATAACGGGGCGGCTGCAGCGGCAGAACAAAGCCGCAAATTGCAGCAGGTAGCCAATGACAGGCAGCTTGCCTCATCAGCGCAAGCCGATGAAAGGACAGGCACCAGCCGGCGTAATCCGCGCGGCCGCAGGCTGTTTACAACGGACGCATCGCAGAAATCGGATCTGAGCTGATGGACATGGAGCGTCGCCGGGCGCGCGCGCGCGAAATGTGGGCCGCCCGTTCGGGCTGGGACAGTCTTTACAACGAGGCTTATGACTACGTGTTGCCAAACCGCAGGCCGGGCGGGGCAACAAAGGGCAAGAAGCCGTCTGACAAGATCTTCGATATGACCGGCCCGACATCCTACGCGCATTTTGCCGGTGAGCTGCAGCGGTTGCTTTTTCCGCCTGATGTGCCGCCACAGATTGAGGCCGGCCCACTGGTACGGGCCAATTTTCCTGACAAGGACGTGGCCCAGCTCGACGTCGAGCTGAACCGTGTCGGGCGCAGGATCTATCCCTACATGCTGACGGGTGGCTATGACACGGCAATAAGCGAGTTCTGCCTCGATCTTGGCATCGGGACAGCGGCGATCATCCCGCTCAAGGGGCCTTCGCGAGAGGAACCTGTATTCTTCGTGACGGTGCCGATCGATCAGTTTGCATGCCTTTGGGATGGCTGGGGGCGATTGTCGGTGTTCAACTGGCTCAAGGACATGAAACGTCACGAGGTTGTGACGCAATGGCCAGCCGGTTCCTACTCTGATGATTTCAAGAAGCTTGCGACGGACAAACCGAATGACCCGGTAAAGGTCTACCAGGAGTTCGAGCGGGTTGGCGCGAACTGGTCATATTGCGTCTATTTTGACAAGGATGGAGAGATCATCACAAAGGCGCAGATGCGGACCCAGCCAGTCGCCGTTGCACGCTTCACCCGCATTCCCGGAGAGGATTACGGCCGCGGCCCGGTGCTGTTTGCGCTGCCGACGATCAAGACCCAGAACAAGGCGCAGGAGCTGGCCTTGCGCTCGTTCGCGATCGACATGCTGGGGATCTGGGCTTATCGCTCGGGGGGCACGTTCAACCCGGACACCGTGCGCATCGGCGCCGGGGAAATGTGGGCGATGCAGTCAACCGGCGGCATCATGGGGCCGGACGTGACCCGTCTCGATACAGCAACCGGCCGTGCAGACATCACGCGCCTGGTGTTGCAGGGTGGCAACCAGCAGATCCGCGAGGCGCTGCTCGATACAAGGATCCGCGATGACGGCGGCACGCCGGCTTCGGCTTCGGAAATCGCCGCCACCATGCGCCAGAATGCCAATGTGCCGCTCGGCGCCTATGGCCGGCTGGTGCATTCGGTGCTGCCGGTGGTGATCCCCCGCCTGCTTGAGATCCTGACAGAATGGGGACTGATGCCGAACATGATGTCGATCAACCAGCTGCTTGTTTCCATGCGGGTGTTGTCGCCGATGGCGATTGCGATGAAGGCCGGAGAGATCGAAGGAATGGGCAATTATACCCAGTTCATGGCCGCGATCGACGGGCCACAGCGCGTGCCGCGCTACATCAACCGCGATCGTGTTTCCAGGCACGCGCAATCCACATTCGGCGTCAATGTCGATCTGCTGACCACGGAAGCGGAAAAGAAAAAGTTCGACGATGACGAGCAGGCCGCCATTCATAAGGCGGCGATGGCGGAAATGGCGGCCAAGGCAGCGCTGCAGATCGCCCAGGCGGCACTTGAGCCCGCGCCGGCTGCAGCATGAGTGCGGACCGGCGCGCAGCGCTCTCCACGTCCGATCTGCTCGACCTGGTCACGGGCCGTGAGTTCTCCGACCAGAAAGCGGCGTTCCACCCGGCGGCGACGCATCCGGGCAACTTCGAGCCATCCGACAAGATGATGATGGCGGCGGCGATCCTCTGGCGCGCCGGGGAAGGCCGGGAATTTGTCGAGTGGATCCTCGATCTGACCATGCGGGCGCCGTATCCGGTGACAAGCCAGGATCCGCATGATCTGCAATTTGCGGCCGCGAAACATCAAGCACGCGCGGCCGTGGGTGAAACCGTCCTGCTGGCAATTCGCAAGGGCGAAGAGATGCTTGATCAGCAAAAAGGCTCCTGACCATGAAATCATTGCTTCAACGCTATAGCCCGGTTTTCGATACCGGAGATCCATCCGGCGGCGGTGCACCCGCTGCCGGCGCACCTCCTGCAGGCGATCCTCCCGCCGCAGGAAGCCAGCCGGCCGCAGGCGCGCCGGGCGACGGAAACGGAGCCCCTGACCCTGGGGGACAACCGCCCGCGCCGGCTGGTGATAACTATCGGCCTGATGGCCTGCCAGACACCATGTTTGGCACCAACGACCGGGAAACCATGGACAAGATGGCAAAGGCGTTGAATGGCTATCGCGAGCGCGACGCCGGCAGGCAGGTGCCTGACAAACCTGATGCCTATCTGGCATTTGACCTTGAGCAGATGCCGGAAAGCGTTCGTGGTCAGATTGGAGAATTGTCCAAGGACCCACTGTTTGGCAAGGTCGCAGAAACGGCGCTTGCCGAAGGTGTGCCGGTGGCAACGCTGCACAAGCTGACTGCTTCGCTCTACGAGGCGGGCGCAGAAGCCGGCATGTTCGAGGATTATCTCGATGTCGACAAGGAACGCGCCGCGCTGCTGCCTGAAAGCGCCAAGGCGCTACCAAAGGCGCAGCAGGATCAGGCCATCGATGCGCGCATGAAGGAAAACGAGGATTTCGTCAAGCTGATGGTCGCCAACGGCCAGATGCCGGCGGAAGCCGGAGAGCATGCGTTGCTGATGCTGATGGACACCGCCAATGGCAATCAGTTCATTGAATGGGTCAAAGGCCGGGTTGACGGTGGTGCGGCGCCGTTGCTGGGCGGTGCTCCAGTCTCCGGTGGTCAAGATACGCGCGACACGCTCAAAGCCGAACTGGCAAAACCTGAAATGCAGCCGGGCCACCACCTCTATGACCAGAAGGCCCGTGAAGACCTGCAGGATCGCTACCGCAAGATGATCGGCGACTAGCGGCAATTGACGCCCGCCGCGCTCGCGCATCATGGCGATCAGCCAAGGGTGCGACCCGGACGCGGCGGGCTATCCTTCACCGGACCCCGGCAAAGCCGGCTCTATCTGCCCCAAGGCGTGAACGTCAATCTTCACACCCAAGGGGTTTATCATGTCTCAGACAATTTCCGCATGGTTCAAGGAGCTGATCAAGGATCAGGTCACCGTGCAATACCAGGCCCATGGCGGCTATCTCGACGGCACCATGATGTCGGGCGATGTCCAGGCCAACACCGTCAAGTTCCCGATCATCGGCCGTACCGAAGTGTACGAGCTGACCGGCGCCATCGAAAAGGTTCCGACCGGCAATGTCGGGCTGACCACCGTGCAGCTGACCATGCGCGATTTCGAAGCGTCGGAATGGTGGCGCGTCCAGGATGCCTACAAGGCCGGCCCATCCGAACAGGCAGGGCTTGCCACCATCCTGACCAAGGCGATCCGCCGCAAGCGCGACGCCATCAAGCTTGATGCGCTTGCCGCCTTTGCCGCCGCTGGTGGCGACGTGACCACGATCGGCGACGGTTCCGGAAGGATCGACCTTCTGCACTTCGAGCAGGCGCGTGCCGAAATCGCCGGCGCCGCCGGTGATGACGACATGATTTTTGCCGGGATCCCGGCCATGTGGGCGTCGCAGCTGGCATTCTACGAAGAATTCGGCGATGCGCGCTGGGTCGGCGAGGACAATGCACCGTTCTCGAAAAAGCAGCGCTCGAAAATGCGGACGGTGCGCGACATCACCTATATCGAGCTGCCCGACGAATATTTCACCGGGCCGGCCAGTGACGAACTCTATGCCTATGTCTGGGCCAAGTCGGCGATCGGCGCCGAAACGCCGTGGAACCAGGAAGCGGCCGACTTGACCCAGCACACCGACTATCAGGGCTCGCCGTGGCTCGCCAAGACCTCGATTTCGGGTGCTGCCGTGGGCATCCAGGGCAAAGGCGTGAAGCGGCTTCACATGGACAAGATCACCGCGCCGGCGCGTCCGGCCTGATTGGTCTAGCCTGACCGGCGGCGATGGTCGCCGCCGGTACACCCATCACAACGGAAAGGGCCTGATCATGGCTTTCAATATTCGCTCTCTGACGCTCTATGCGTCGGCCCCGGTGGCGACCAACACCGCAGTCAATTTCTACGTCTACGCGACAGCCGACGCGGCTGCTACTGTGTTGACTGCCGGATACTTCAACGACGCCCGAAGCAAGCTCAAGGTCAATGATGTGATCGAAGCCATGGCCGTCGCGACGGCGACCGGCGACCGGCTGACCCTCAAGGTGACGGCCGCACCTGCATCGGGCAATGTTACCGTTGCGGTCAATACCTCCGCTTCCGGCGCATAAGGGGCGGCTGACATGGACGCAGAACGCGACAAGGCGAAGCTCGTCAATCAGGCGCTGATCATGCACCTTGGTATGCCAGGAAATTTCTCGACAGACGGGGAAGCGGCGTATTCAGGCATTATCGACGCGGTTTATGAGCCTTGTGTCGCGTTCTGCTTTTCGCTGACAGACTGGTCATTCTGCCGGCGAACGTCAAAACTGACAGCGCAGGAGGCCACCCCGGAAAACGGTTGGCAATACGGCCACAGCCTGCCCGGTGACCGGATCGGCCCGGCGCTCAAGTTTCTGATCAACCCGCGCAGCGAGATCCCGTTGCGGGATTTCACGATCGAGGGGCAAGAGATCTACTCCGACAGCCCGGAAGTCTGGGCGCGCTGCAAGGTGCGGGTGAAGGAAGATATCTGGGATGATGCCTTTGCCTATGCATTCACACTGGTCCTTGGTCAGATGCTTGCGGTCCCGCTCAAGCAGGACAAGGGACTTGAAAAGGATCTGCGTGAAGACGCCTTCGGATCACGGCCTGAAAGCATGCAGGGCGGCGTGATGGGGCGGCTGATGGCGCAGGAGCGCGCTGGCCAGCCGCTGGCGTCGCCGATGTATGCGCTCGATCCCCTGACAACGGCGCGGTGACCCCATGGCGATGAACCCGGCCACCCCGATCCGATCGGTCAATGCGGGCGAAATCGACCCGGATGCGCACAGCCGCGTCGACATCAAGCAATATTATTCCGGCGCGGCCGCGATGAAGAATTTCGAGCCGGTGCCGCAATCGGGTTTCAGGCTGATGGGCGGCACCCGGCTGATCAGCCGCCAGCGCGGTGCGCTTTCGGTAATTTCTGTAACTGGTGCCAGCCTGTCCGCCGGTCCGCACACAGGCACGCAAACGGTCTGGACGGGGACGGTGGATGCTCGCGTTGCGGTGGTCGTTGTTTCCGACCTTGTTTTTTCAACCGGCTCCGGTTCCTTCACTGTAGAGGCATTTGTCGGCAGTTCATGGGTGGCCATCGCCGCCGCCTTTGCGGCCGGCACGACCGCGACAACGCGGACCGCAGCCTTTGCGCCGCAGGAAGGCCAGATTGCCACATCTGTCCGCATCAGGGCCAGCTTCAGCGAAAGCGCGACTGTCTCGATCGGAAGCGTCGCGGTCTGGAGCGAGGATGAGGCCAATGTCGATCCTCGTTTTGTCGCACTTAATCTCGACAACGGGACACGGCTTGTCTGTGCGATCGGCGAAGCCATGTTCGATGCGTTCACGGATGAAGGCTACGCCGGATCTGCCTTTCTTGCGCTCAATACCGCCCTCATGCTGCCGGAACTTGATTTTTATGCCGAGGCCGACACCATCGGCATATTCCATGCATCCGGGGTGGCCACGCAGCGCGTGCGCAGGTTTGCGGGCAACCACGACTGGATGGTTGACAGCTGGCCCTATGAGGACATTCCCGAAGTCGATCTCGGCGGGACTTATACAAAAACAGCAGATGTGTGGCAGATTTTCGTTCGATGGGCGACATCAACGCCGATCTTCATGTCGGTCACTGTGAATGGCGAAAGCACCCCCGGCATACCGTTGCTCAGCGGCGGCGGCACTTTGGTTGTCTCCGATGCCGGAACGGCTGATTTCGATGCCTGGGCGGCCACCATCCAGGCGGCCATCCTTGCGCTGCCGAATATGGAGACCGGTGTCGTGGTGACAGCTGGCGCGGCGTCGATCGACAGCTCACGTGAGCTGACCGTGACGTTTGCCGGAAATGCATCGGGGGCGGAATACGAACTGAGCGCCATTGTGGTCAACACCACCGAAGCATCCGCGCTTCCTAACCATGCGGTTGTCGGAAAAACGGCAGGCGAGGCGCTGCTTTCGGCAGGTAAAGGTTACCCGGGTACGGTGGAGCTGGTGCAGGACAGGCAGGCTTATGCAAGGTTGCCATCAAAAAGGGGTGCGATGGCGCTGTCGGCCGTCGCCGACTATTTCAACCTCAATATCGAAGCGTCATCGGATGCTGCAGCGCGGCTCGACAATATCCGGTCAGTGACCTCCGAAACCATTCTGTCGGTCAAGGAAAGCAAGTACATGCTGGCCTTCACCGATCGCGCGGTCTACTTCGCCAACAACAGAACGATCGAGCGGAACCAGCCGCTCAATTTCGTCAAGACTTCCGAAACAGGGATCCGCGCCAACACCAAGGCAATCGATCTCGACGGCCAGGTCTATTATCTGTCGCACAATGGCCAGCAACTGATTTCGCTTGCCTATGACGATGTCAACACAAGTTTTGTTCCAAACCCCGAAAGCCTGCTTGCCAGCCATCTGATATCGGAATGCAAGCGCACTGCCAGGCAGATTGCGGAGCAAAAGCAGGACGCCGCCAAGATGTGGATCCTTCGCGGTGACGGACGGCTCATTGTTGCGCAGGCTATCAAGAACCAGGAGATTATCGGGTTCTGCGAGTGGCGATTGCCCGATGGCGGGCAGGCCAGAGAAATTGTGGTCGATGGAGACAACCGGCTGTGGATCGCAACAAAGCGCGGAGCATATCGCTTCATCGAGCTTTACGATCAGGATTGCCTGTATCAGGCCGCGCTTGTCAGAACCAGCGATATCGCCGGCGTGGTCGCGGGCCTTGATGATCTGGAAGGGCGAACGGTATGGGCGCAAGCGCAGGACTATGTGCTTGGACCGTTCACGGTGACCGGTGGCGAAATTGATCTTGGAGATCCCTTCACTGGCGATGTGACCGTGGGGCTCTGGATTGCGCCGGTGTTTGAAAGCATGCCGCAACCGTTGATCGTGCCGCAGGATGACATCGTGTTCCGGCCCGGACGCATTCACTCGGCACATGTCAACGTGATCGAAACGACATCGATCGCGATAGGCGCCAATGGTGAAACGGCAAAAAACATTCCATTGACACGCGCAGGCGATCCGGTTGATGCGGCGCCGCCGGAGCGGACGGAGCTTGTCAGTGTTTACGGCATGCTGGGGAGCCAGACCGGGCCGCGTCTGACGATCACCCAAACATTCCCCGGCAAGTGCCGCGTGCGAGATCTGGCCCTGGAGGCAAAACTGTAATGGCTGAAATACTCATAGGGTCGATTACCTCGCTGTTCACATCAGGCGGCGCAGCTGCCGCGACGACAGGCGCCGGCGCAGCGGCGTCAGGTGCGGCGGCTGCGGCGGGAACCGGTTTTTCCCTCTCCGGCATCCTTCAGGGGATCGCCACTGTTGGCGGGCTTGTTGCCTCGATAGGAGCGGGAGAGGAAGATGCGCAGGCCAAGGAACTGGCCGCCCAGGACGCGGAGCGCGAACAGCAGCTCGAAACACTGCAGGGCATAGAACGCCGTCGTTCAATCCGCGTTAACTTGCGCGATGCACTCGGGGCTCAAGATGTTGCCTATGCCGGATCTGGCGTCGATCTTTCGTTCGGCACGGCAAAGGAGGCTCGCAACGACGCTTACCGTGAGGCCGATCTTGGGCTTTCGTCCGACACAGGCACGGAAATGACGCGCGTCAGCCGGCTGAGCGAGCGCGCGGCCACTTATCGCGCAAGTGCAAAGCGGGCGAGAAGTCTGGGGATCTTCAGGGGCATCACCGGCACGGCCGGACAGCTCGCATCGATCACGAAAAGGTACTGACATGGCAAACATGCGTCGCGAACCTGTCGGCTACCAGCCGTTCCGCGTGCGTCCGCTTTTGGCTGACGGTCTTCTGGGTGTTGCCCGCGAGGATGGATCGGCATCGCGCGAGGTGGCATCCACGCTGTTTGGTGCGGCAAGTGCCTTTGGTCGCGAAGCCGATCGCGTGGCTGAACGCCAGGGTGAGCGCGCCGGGCAGGCCGCAGCGCTGGCCGGTGCGCCACAAGTGGCCTTTGACGGCGTTGCATCAGGCGAGCCGGACGGAAACTATTACAACGCGACATTTTCCACCGGACCATGGAAGGCTCAGGCGAAAGCGCTCCTGCGTCAGGAAGAGGGTTTTCGGCCCACGCCCTATTGGGACGTGAACGCCGATCGTGTTGGCTACGGCTCTGACACAACTTTTGTCGGCGGGGTTCCGGTCAAGGTCACAAAGGGGATGAGGATCACCCGTCAGCAGGCAGAAGCGGACCTGGATTATCGCCTTACCAGACGCGAGGGGATGCAGGTTCAAAGGCAGATCAGCACGGTCTGGCCCGGCCTGCCGGAAGGCACCAAGGCCGCGTTGGCGAGCGTTGGCTACAATTACGGTTCCCTTCCGGATGATGTTGTCAGCGCGGCGAAGACCGGCGATGTCAATCGCATTGCCGATGCGGTGGCATCACTTGGCTCCAATCCGCAACGCAGAAAGCGGGAGGCCGCGCTCATCCGGGCGTCGGCAGGAGGCGCGCCTGCTGCTATCGACGAGGTCGCACCCGCTTCAGGCTCGACGGAAGCCCAGCCGGCACAAATTGAGACGCCGGGCGGCGGCATGACGGTGTCGGGTGGCGGATATCGGCCGACCGGTCGCGACACGGTATACGGCCGCGCCTATGACAAGGCCGGCATCGCAGTCTACTGGTCGCAGCTTGAAACCGAAATGCGCTCGACGGCGCAGCAGGCATTCATGCTGCACGGCGACGATCCGGCAAAGCTTGAACAGGTGTTCACGGAGCTGGCGCGCGAACAGATGCGAGAGCATGTGTTTCCGGAGATTGAAGCCGATTATGCCGTCGGCTTTCAGCGGTTGACCGAAGGCTACATGCTTGATGCGCGCAAGAAACAGATCGCGCGCCAGAAGGAGGCCGACCGCGCCGGCTTCATCGAGCGCACCAACGAGCTGCTGACCACGCAGGAACAACAGCTTGCCGGTCTGGAGCCCGGATCAGCTCATACGGCAGAGGCCATTGCCGGATCGCAAGCAGCGATCGATGCGCACTATGACGACGCCGTGCGGCGCGGGATCATGTCGGTTGACGATGCGGCAGGCGCCAAGATCGCGGCTTCACGCAACGCGGCCTTGCGGTTCTACGAGCGCCAGGCCGAAGGCAAGACGCCAACCGAAATACGCGATTTAAAGACATCCATGCAGGCCGATTTTGCCGATGGCGGCATCGAGGGGCTGGACGGCGGCGGATGGCAGACGCTTTCCAACCGGTTTGACCAGATGGAGCGCAATGCGGAAAGCGCCGGCAAGCAGGCCGGTGCGGCGCTGGCCCAGCGCGGCGAAGACATGGCAACGCGGATCCTGCAGGGTTTCGACGTCGACCAGGCGACGATCGGCAAGTTTCTGCTCGACGCAAACACGGCGCCGGGCGGGCAAGCCATTGCCCATGAGACACTGGCCAAGATCGCGGTCGCCATGGCCATGCGCGATCTGACCTTGCCGGAAGCCCGCACCGAACTTGACAAGCGGCGCAAGGCTTTGGGCGACAATCCGTCCAACACGGAAATCCGTACTTTTCAGTTCGGCGAACGGGTTCTTGCCGATCGCAAGCAACGGCTCGCGGCCGATCCGCTGACCTATGCGGAGCAACAGCGTGACATCGAACCGACGCCGATGCTGACCGAAGCCGAGAACGCGGAAGCCATGGCGGGGATCATGCAGACCCGGATCGGGCAGGCCGACACAGTTTCGGATCTGCATGGCGTGCCGCCGCGCTATCTCAAGGCGGGTGAAGCCAAGGCGATCGCCACGGCCGTCAAGGCAAACCCCGAACAGGGCGCGCAGATTGCGGGCGCGATTGTGGCCGGCGCAGGCGACCGCGCCGCAGCCGTCTTGGCCGAGTTCGGTACGGATGCTCCAGTAATCGCGGAAGCCGGCACCATTCTCGCGGCCGGCGGCTCCGGCGCTGCCGCGCAGGACGTGGTGCGTGGCTATTCGAAAGACGCCAAGGTGAAGATGAAACCGGCGGCGGAAAAGCAGCTCTATGATCGCGAGGTCGAGGGAGCGCTGTCGGTGCAGTCGCGCGATGCGGACAGGATCGGCCGGGCGGCCAGTGCAATCACGCGGGCGCGGCTGACGGATGATGCGATCGAGCCGGACAGTCCGGAAGCCGATGCGGTCTACGTGCAGGCGCTCAACGAGGCGGCCGGCGCTGTCTACCAGGACGGGGTTCAATATGGCGGCTTCACCGACTATTCGACGGGTTATTTTTCGGCGTCACGGGTGCTCGCGCCAAACATGATCAAGGCGGACCGCTTTGACGAGGTGATCGGATCAGTGCGCAATGAGGATCTGGCCATCAAGCCGGTGGATGGCGTGGGTAGGCTGCGGGGGCTTGTGCCGGTGGCGGTGCGCGGTGGCTACGCCTTTCATGACGGGGATGAAGAAAATCCAAGGTTTGCTCAAGGAGAGGATGGCGGCTTGTTCATTCTCGACATCGAGGGGCTGGCGCCGGTGCTTGCGCGGCGGATGCCTGATGCATGGAGGATACAGCCTTGAGCGTGTTTTTGTCCCCGCCAAACCTGACGTCTGCCGGTTTCATCCCGCCGCGCAAGACCATCACGCTGGAAAGTTACCGCGAGGACAAGGCCGGCAAGGCGCAAGCTTTTGATGATCTGTATAGCGCCACGCGCGATGTGCAGATCTACCGGGACAATTTCAACTCGGAAGAAATGGCGGTTGCGGAAGCCTATGACCGGCGAAATGCCGCGATCTTCGAGGCGACGGGCACCCAGCTGCCAAATCCGCTCAAGCAATTTCGGGCGGCGACCGGCGGCGAAATGGGGCTTGGCGAGCTTGGCCCGCTTGATTTTTCCAAGGGAACGCCGCAATTCGATCCAGTCGCGGACTGGACAACCAAGGTTGACGAGCTGTCGCGCATGTACCCGGCGCAGATGCAGCTGATCAACCCGCGCTCCGTGCGCGAAGATGCATTCAGCATCGCCCAGGATGCCGAGAGAGGCGCAGACAGCGCGGTTGCCGATGCCGGTGCCCTGACAGCGCCGCAACGCTTTGGCGCGGCTCTGGGGGGCTCCTTTGCAGGAATGATCCGCGATCCGCTACAGGTGGCGACATTCTTCATTGGTGGCAGCGGCGGGACCGCAAAGACCGTGCTGGGGCGGATTACCCAGGCCGTGATGACGGAAGCGGCGATCAACTCCGGCGTCGAGGCGGCTGTGCAGGTGGCATCAAACCGATGGAAGCGCGAGGCTGGGCTTGATGCCTCTGTCTCGACTGCGCTTGCCCAGGTCGGGCTTGCCGGCCTGTTCGGTGGCGGCATCGGCGGACTGGTGCAGGGCGGCCGCGAGGTTTTCCGGGCAGCAGGCAAGGCTGTGCCGGACGAATTGCTGACAAAGGCCGCCAATGGCGACGCGGCCGCGATCGGCGAAATCGCCGAGCTTGCCGGCGTGCCGCTCGATGCGGAAACCCGTCGCGTGGTTTCAATCGCGGCAGAACAGCAGACGCTCGACCGGGCTTCGTTCGGCGCGGCGCTTGATGCGGGAACGGATGCCGAGCGGCTGGCAGAGCGGACGCTTGCCGCGATCGAGGTAGATGCGCCCTTGCCGGCCGAAGTCCGCGCGCCTGACGCGCTGCCGGCGATGGGGCCTGACAATTTCCAGTTCTTCGACCCGGCCCGGCTGGAAGTTGATGCGGCACGGTTTCAGTTCAAGGCCGGCGGTGATGAAGCAGGCGTAACCGAACGGCTGCGCGGCATTGGCGAATGGCAACCCGAGCGCGCCGGCGTGATTGTCGTGTTCGAGGATGCCGGCGGCAGGCAGTTTGTGGCCGATGGACATCAGCGCACCGGCCTGGCGCAAAGAGTGAGCGCCGACAGCGGCGAAAAGATCGAACTTCCGGGCTATGTGTTCCGCGCCAGAGACGGGTTTTCGGCCGAAGACGTGCGAACAATCGCGGCGCTGAAAAACATTGCCGAAGGATCAGGATCCTCGCTCGATGCGGCCAAGGTGCTGCGCACCGGTGACGCCGGCGGAATGAACTTGCCGCCGAATTCGGCGCTGGTACGCGATGCGGCGGGACTGGCGCGGTTGTCCGATGATGCATTTACCATGGCGGTCAATGAGCTGGTCGACCCACGGCTTGCCGCCGTTGTCGGCCGTATGGTGCCGACCGAGCAATTGCATGCGCAGATCCTTGGCGTTCTCAAGAGCGAAGGGGCGAAAACCATCGGCGACGCGGAAAGCATGGTCCGCGACCTGATGAGCCAGCCGGCCTTTGTCGAGCGCCAGGACAGCCTTTTCGGATCCGAAGAAGTGACCCGCATGCTGCTCAAGGAGCGTGCTGCCGTGCGCGCCTCGGCGCTCAACACGCTGAAAAAGGACAAACGGATCTTTGCCATGCTGGCGGAAGAGGAAAACCGCGTTGCATCGGCGGGCAATATCCTCGATACTGCCACCAACACCGAAAGGGCCGCCACCGATGGACTTCTCATCGAAATCATCGAAAAGCTTGCCAACCGCTCCGGACCGGTCGGCGACGCCTTCAACGCCGCAGCCAAAGCCGTTGCCGGCGGAAAAGGTGCGCGCGCAAGTGCGGGCGCATTTGTCGACGCTGTCCGAGCCGAAATTGAACGCGCTGGCGGCAATCTCGGCGCAATTGGTGGACGCGGGGCAGACCCGGAGATAATTCCCGTATCGGCGCTTGCGCCATCCCGGCCGATGGAGCCGGCGACGACTGAAGCCGCGGATCTTGCCGACCAGGCGCTGATCGAGGCGCGCGGTCCAACCGCTGCAGATCTGGAAGCCGAAGGCCAGGCCAACATGTTTGGTGCAAGCGAGCCCGGTGCTGACGGAAAACAGCAATCCCTCATTCCCGGCGTCGAGCCGGTTTCCGACAAGGCGCGCGCCGACCTTGCCGCAGCCCGGCCGATGCGCGGCGGCGATGCGGCCGCCGGCGGATTGTTTGACGCCAGCGCGCGTGCGCAGACCGATCTGGCCGATCTGATCCCTGCCGGTACGGACGGCGAGGGAAAGCCGCTTTACACCACCCACGCCGATCTGGTCGCGCAAGCTGACCGCGACAACGACCTCGCCGACCTGATTGCCAGCTGCAAGGATTGATTTGATGAGCCTCAAGGATTGCCTGTTGTCCGCCGTCGACCAGGGCGCGATCAGCCGCGAGGAAGCGAGTTTCCTTGGCGATGAATTTGAAACCCGTTTTGCGCAATCGCGGCTCTCGCTCGGGGACACACAGGCGGCGGCCGATGCGCGTGCAACGCTGGAAAAGGCTTTGCGCGGGGCAGCGATCGAGAAGAAGCGCCGGGCCGATCTGACGGAAGCGGCCCGGCTCAACGTGCTGGGACGGTTGACGGGGGAGCCCACGCGCGACGGCAACGCAGATGCGTTTTCGGCGGCGATGGGCCTTCTGTCGCATTACGGGTTTCGCACCGGATCGAGCGTGCGCGGCCGCACCGAAGCGATCATCGGCGCCAGCCATGCCAAGGTCGCAGATCTCATGTTCGCCATGCAGCGCCGGGGTGTGCTGGGCCGGCGCGCCAACAAGGCGCTTGAAAAGCACCTGATCAAGGAAATGCACGGCGAAGCCTCCGGCGACGCCACAGCCAAGGAACTCGGCCGGTCGCTGTCAACCGTGTTCGAGGATCTGCGCCAGCGCTTCAACTCGGCAGGCGGCGCGATCGGCAAGCTCGACAACTGGGGCATGCCGCACATCCATGACCGGCTCAAGGTCAAGGCCATGGGCCGCGACAAGTGGAAAGCGGAGATTGCGGATCTGCTGGATCCGGCACGCATGATTGACCCGCTGACAGGCCGTGCGATCGACCCGGCGCGGCTCGATGCTTCGCTCGATCACGTGTTTGCCTCGATCGTATCGGACAGCCGTGCCCATATGCAGCCGCAGATGGTGCGGCGCGGACTTGGCGCCATTGCCGGGCAGCGGCAGGAAGAACGGTTCCTGACCTTCAAGGATGCCGAAAGCTGGCTTGCCTATCATCGCCAGTTTGGCAAGGGCGACGTGACTGAAGCGATCTTCAACCACATCAACCGGCTTGCGCGTGACGTGGCCGCCATGGAAGTGCTGGGGCCAAACCCGGCGGCGATGGTGGAATATGCCAAGCAGGTGGTTGGCCGCGAGATCGGCCGCATGGAGGCGGGCATGCCGTCGCTGGCCAAGGAAGGGCTGTTCAAGGCCAGCCAGGCAAAGCTTGCCGACTATCGCATTGACGCGCTCTGGCAAAAGGTGCGCGGGGATCCGACCGTGGTTTCGGGCTGGGCCAACACCACCGCCAATATCAAGAACGTGATGACATCGGCGTTGCTCGGATCAACCGCGCTGCTTGCGGCCGCAACGGACCCGTTTATCGCAGGTGCCGCGCGGCGGCTGGCCGGGCTGCCGGTCAAGACCACCATCGGCGATATGGCGAAGATGCTGAAAACGGCCAGCCGCGAAGAGATCATCCGCGCCGGCGTGGTCTGGGACGAGTACATGCATGTGATGGCGGACGAGCTGCGCTTTGCCGGGCCTGCCATTGGCTCGGAGTGGAGCCGCTGGATGGTGGATCGCTCTGTGATGCTGTCGGGGCTCAAGCCGCTGACAACCGGCCGCAAGCTGGTCGAGGCGCGCTTCTGGCAAGGGCACGTCGCAGACCTGGCGCGCGAAGGCAAAGGCTTCGACACGCTGGATCCGCGGTTCCGGCGCGCGCTTGAAGGCTTTGGCGTGACATCGCAGGACTGGGAAATCTGGCGCAATGCGATTGATGAAAACGGCTTCGTCACGCCGCGCCAGATCGAACTCAATGGCGGCGATGTGCGCTATCTTGATGCCGCCGCAATGCGCGACCCTGCGCAGGCGACTGCCGAAACCAAGGCGCTGATGCACCGGCGCGCGGCCGAAAAGCTGATCGAGACTTACACCAGCTGGTCGGAACGCTCGGTGCCTGCAGGCACACCGAATGCGCGATCGGTGATTACCGGCAAGGCGGAGCGCGGCACCGTGGCGGGCGAGCTGGTTGACTACATGCTGCAGTTCAAGAGCTTCGGGCTGTCATTTACCTCGCTGCAGATCGAGGCGATCGGTGAAATGGCATCTGCCAAGGGCGGCGGCAAGGGCATGCGCTCGGGGCTTGGTTATTTCGCAGCGCTTGCGGTTCCGCTGACGCTCGGCGCCGGCGCCTATATCCAGATCAAGAGCCTGCTCGACGGCAAGGATCCGCAGGACATGACGACACCGCAGTTCTGGACTTCGGCACTGATCACCGGTGGCGGCTTCGGCCTGTTCGGAGATTTCGTCAAGGCCAGCGAAAACCGCTTCGGGCAGAGTTTTGCCGGCTCGCTCGCTGGCCCCGGCATAGCGTTCATGGGCGACACGTTCGGACTGACGATCGACAATGCGATGCAGGCAGCGCGCGGCGAGGACACCAAGGCCGGACGTGAAGCGGTCAAGTATCTCGGTCGCTATACGCCGGTTCTGTCGTCGCACTGGGCCACGCGCGGCGCCTATCGCCGGATCTTCCTTGACAATCTGCAATGGCTCGCCGACCCGCTGGCGGATGCGAGCTTCAAGGCAAGCGCACAGAATGCCAAGCGCAATGGCGCTGAATTCTGGTTTCCGCCAGGTGCGGCGACGCCATCACGCAAGGCGGGGCGTGTGCGACGGCCGAACCTGAGCAACGCCATAGGCAATTGACCGGCCTTGGCAGCGGGCATGATGGGCGCAATCAAGGAGATTGCGCCCATGGCCTTGCCGCCCTATCCATTGCCACGCGAGACGCGCGAAACCGGCTTTCTGACGGGATCAGATGTGGCCACCTATGGCCCGTTCGCCTTCAAGATATTTGATGAGAACGACGTCGATGTTTGGCGCCTCGATGCCGGCGCGACCGAATGGGCGCTGCAGGCGGTCACGGTGACCAAGACGGCGGCGCTTGCCTACGACACGTTTTCAGTCACGTTCCCCGCGACGGTCCCCGCCACCACCACATTCCGTGTCAGCGGCCGGCGGCTGCACGAGCGACAGGTTGCGGTGACGCGCGGCGGTGCGATCGACAGCATCATGCTGGAAAAGGAGCTGTCCAAGCAGGGCGCAATCCTGCAGGAGTTGCGACGCGATCTCGGGCGCACGGTGCGCTTTCCGCCAGGGTTTGACGGTGCGCCCTTCCTGCCCGTCATGACGGCGGGCGCGGCAATCATAGTCAACGCCGCCGGAGACGGGCTTACCATCGGTCCGGATGCTGCTGATATTGCGGGAGCGCAAGGCTATGCTGAAGATGCGCTTGCCGCCAAGATCCTTGCGGAAGCTGCGGCGGCGGCGGTCGAAAACGCCACGCAGTTTATTCATGTCGTTAAAACCGGTGTGATTGACGGCCTTGGTCCTTACGACATGGAAGCGGCAATTGGCGCTGAAGGTAATCTCTACCTGACCATTGGCAATCTGCCTCAGGCTGTCGGAACCTACTCAATTGACGGCACCACATTCACACTTGAGAGTGTGGACGGCATTGACGGGCTGCCTTACGAAGCCAGAATTCACGGCAATGTGCGGGAGCTCAATGCGCCGGCGGATGGATCGGTGACTGAGGATACACTTGACACGGCCCTGGCCGCAAAGGTCAATTCGGCGCTGACAGAGGTTAACGTCAACTCGATCATCACCGCAGACATGGACCCATGGAATGCCGTTTTTGACGGATCGCCGGGAGATCAGGCCAAGGTCAAGGCTGCGGCACTCGCGGCGGCAGCCGCCGGTGTTCCGTTTTATGTGCCCAACAAGGGTTTCACATGGAACGAAGGACTGGTTATCCAGGTCCCCGAAGACTTCGCCACGATCCAAGAAGCGCACGACGCGATTTTGAATTGGATCATCCCGGCAACGCCTCCCAAATATGTTGATACGACGCAGAACCACCTGTCGCCGGTATCCCTGACGATTTCCGTCTCCGGCATTGTCCACACGCAAAACCTCACAAACATTACTTGGAACCACCCGCAGGGCGACCGGATCAGGCTGAAGGGTCGGGGCAAGACGGCGCTGACTTTCGCTTCGCAGCAGGCGGTGACTTATGATTCTGGCACCCATCCTTGCCGGCTTCGGTTTTCGACATGGCCTGCAACGGATCCCGCAGTCGGATCTGTGATCATGCCGATCGTGCTTACTGGTTCCGGCGCGTATCAAAATTTCGAGGGTGGGTGGCGGATCACCGCCGTCAACAACGTCAACAAGGACATTACATTCGCAGCATATGCCAAGACAGACACATCGACGATGACGTCGATCATCAGCAGCGGGCTTTTCTATCACATCCCGTGCGTTCTGCGATTTACCAATTTCATATCCAGCGGGGCGGTCGCTGGATGTATCGATGTCCACACCACTCTGAGAATGAGCGACATCGCCATCCTTGGAAGCCCTAGCAACGCACCGACCACAAATGGTCTGATTGCTCGTGCCGGGGCAAGCATTCTACTTGACCAGCATTGCGCAATTCTGGAGCACCAGCGTTCCGGCCTCTGGCTCCTTAACGACGCACATGCGCAGGTGGGATACTCTTCATTCTGCGGCAACGGCTCGGGCATCAACAACCTGCAAAGTGTCGTCGATGGTTCCCGCACCTATATTCAGGGCAACACGGCCTACAACCTGATTTGCGGCATCGGCTCGACAAATTCGATCGTCCAGTCAGCCTTTGGTGGCTCAGGTGGGGCCGGCATTCTGGTCAACGGCAACGCATCGTTTATCGGGTCCGGTCACTCGCGCCGGTCCGATCTCGGTATTGACGTAAAGCCGGGTGGTTTCGCCAATATCAATGACATGAATGTGAGGGCAAACGTCACATGGGATTTGCGTAGGCGTGGCGGTGGTCGCCTCATGATTGTCACGTCGGACTACGGCACCACTGACCCGGCCATTGATACAGGTGACAGCTTTGGGGGATTCACGGCCCTGTCAGCAACCCTCGACGCAGTAACGTAAGGATACCCGCATGGCATTGCCATCCAGACTTTCCACTCCGATGATTTCCGACGCATCGCTCAAGGCGCTGGCCGGGCTGGCGCCCTTCGTTGCGGGCGACCTGATCTACGCCACGGGGGCGGACACACTCGTCAAGCTGCCGAAAGGAACGGCCGGGCAGGCCTTGAAGATGAACGCTGGCGCAACGGCACCTGAATGGCAAACATTTGCCGGGGCCAGTGCGTGGACAGACTTGGGGACTATCGACGGGACAGGACTGTCGTCGGTGTCGTTGGCCAACCTTTCAGCTTACAGGCGATTGCGTTGCAGCGGGTGGCTGAAGCCGACCGATGACGCGGTCGGTCTCATTCTTCGCACCAGCACGGACAACGGATCAAACTTCGATGCCGGCGCTTCCGACTATGGATGGGGCAGGATGAGGGTAACAGGTGCGACCGTCGATGCGGCGGCCGATGCGGATGACGCCTCGTTTCCAATCAGCTGGCTTACCGTGGGCAATGCCGGGCAGGAAGCGATCAGGTTCGAAATCCTGATCGATCAGTTCAACCAGGCCACGCATTGCTGGATCCACTCCAATGCCGATCTGCTCAGCCCCTCGACAGTGCTTAATTCAGTCAGATCCTACGGGCGCAGGCTCAGCACGACTGCCCGCAATGCGGCGCAGCTCCGGTTCAGCTCAGGCACGATCGCCGGCGGCAAGGTGACGTTTGAGGTGATGGCGTGATGACCGATCCCAAAGCGCACTTCACCGAGATTGCGCCGCCGTTCATGGACCTGCTGCTGCGGGATTTTCCGGTGCTGGACAAATTCGACGCGGCCGCAGTGTTCGGCAATTTCGGACATGAGTGTGCAGGTTTCACCAAGCTGCAGGAAATAAATCCGACAAAACAGGGATCGCGCGGCGGTTATGGCTGGGCACAGTGGACCGGTTCGCGGCGGCTCGACTATGAAGCCTATTGCCTGCGCAACGACAAGGACCCGGCCGCGCCGGCATCAAACTACGCTTTTGCGTTTGTCGAGCTGACCGGCCCGGAAGCGCGTGCGATTGGCGCGCTGAGCGATGCGCCAACGCTCGACAAGAAAGTTGTCGCGTTCGAGCTCGCCTTTGAGCGCGCCGGCGTAAAACACTATCCATCCCGCAAGCAATGGGCGCTGATCGCGCTGCATGCCTATGAGGCGTGGCTTGATGAGCGCGGTTTGGAAGAAGACACGCCAGAGCCGGCCGATCAGCTTCCAGCGGCTTCCCTGCCGGAAATGGCAACGCTTGAAGCTGTGACCAGGTTAGCCGCAATGACGCCAGAGCAGTTGCATGCGGCGGCAATGACAATTGCCATGGCGCAGGCAATGCAGCTCGGCTGGCGCATAGAGGATCCGCAAGACGGAATATCCGGCCTGAACATGAGAACGCCGGGCATCGCTTTCACACAACCAACGGAGATAGAAACAATGGACACCAAGGCATTCTACAAATCCAAGACGCTGATTGGCATTGTGCTGGCAGCTATTCCGACACTGTTTCCCCAGGCCGCGCCGCTTGTGCTGCCACTGCAGGACCTGACCGGTGTTGACCCGCAGGCAACGGCAGCCGTCAGCGAGGTAGTGGACAGCGCCATGCAGCTCGTTGGTTTGTTGCTGGCGGCATATGGCACTTTCACCAGAAAAACCACGCTTAGTGTGAAAGGCTGAGTGCATGACGCTGCCACCCAAGCCGCAATGGTTCGACTGGCGCATGTCGATCGGCAACCTGATTTCCATTCTCGTGCTGATCTTCGGCATGGCCGCGTCCTACTACGCGCTCAAGCAGGAACAGGCGCTGCAGAAGCAAGCACTCGATGTCCTGAGCGTTGAGGTTGGCGGCAACAGGATCCGTATTGAAAAAGTCGAGACGGCGCGCGACGACATGCGCGAACGGCTGATTCGGCTGGAAATCGGCCAGAGCCAGCAGAACGACATATTGCGCCAGGTGCTGGACGCGGTCAGAACACGATAG